AGCTGAGCGAGGCTCGAGTCCGGAACCTAAAGGCGACAAGCAAGAAAACGTTTGGTACAAAGACAATTTTGAGTGCACTTCTTTTGACGTGTCTCCATCATCATTGTCTAAAGTCAATTGGACTATTGATCAATTTGCTGAACACATTGCGCCCAACTGTGCGGCGTATTATGTTAGAGCACGCGGTGAGGAAATGGTTCATGAGAAGCGAGGACGCACAACTTGTATTGGCGGGCATACATATTTGTTCAACAATCATTGTGTCCCATATGATAGTTTTGAGTTAACACTCATTTTCCAATCTGGGAAAGAGGGTGTGACCACTAATTTTACAATGTTGGTTACGCCTAGTCAGTTGTTGCGTTTACCTGATCAAGACTTATTGTTCGTTCAACTGCCCTCCGTGCCTCCTAAGAAAGACATTCGTGCATTATTTGCCAAGGAATCGTTCGAAGGTAGATTCGACGGAGAATACCTCTCGCGCCGTCCTGATGGAAGTCTATATAGACAACCACAGCGAGCGTTGCGTCGTGAGTCCAACTTCACGCATATTGATGTGGGAGCTGGTGTTCAGCTATTTTCTACTGTTTGGAAAAGTCATTTTGATGTATTTACCCAAATAGGAGATTGTGGTTCACTGCTCATTTCTATGTCTGCGATGGGACCAATGATCTTGGGAATCCATGTGCTTGGCGGTACTACTTCTTTGTGTATTGCCTTGTCCGTTCCTTCTGAGGTTCTTTATAGTCTGCCCGTAGAAGTTTATGACGATTGTCCGCCAACCTTGCAGGTTGGTGACTATTCTCAACAGTTGGTAGATCTGAATAAGAAAGCCACTGTGCGCTACATTAGTGAAGGCACAATGGTGGTCTATGGGTCTTTGGCTGGTTTTCGTGGAAAGATGAAATCGCGAGTCACTAAGACATATATGTGCGATTTGGCTGTTAGAGATGGATACCCCGTTGAAACCGCACCGCCAGTTATGAATTCGTGGGTGCCGTGGAGACGAGCAATGTTGGATATGGTTCGCCCGGTTTCCCACATCGATTTGGATCTCCTTACACACTGTGTTGATCACTTTACCCGAGATATTTTGTCTGGGCTATCTAAGAGTGATTTGCAAGAAGTGCACGTATACAGTTTGCAGGTTGCCATTAATGGCAAACCCGGATTGGCGTACGTGGACAAGATGCCTCGAAATACTAGTGCTGGATTTCCTTTTCGCAAGTCTAAGAAATTCTTCTTGAACGCTGTTGAAGCTGACGATGAATATCAACACCCTGTTGAGGTGCTGCCTGAAGTCGAGGAGGAAATGGATCGTATCATTCTTGGTTATGAGAGTGGTCGCCTATATGCGCCTGTTTTCACAGCATCTTTAAAGGATGAACCAACGTCACTAAAGAAGGTTGCAGAGGGAAAGACACGAGTCTTTTGCGGAGCACCAATTCATTGGTCTCTTGTTGTCCGTATGTACCTTTTGCCTGTGATTCGCCTTATTCAGAAAAATCGCTTTCTGTTTGAGGCTGGTCCAGGAACAATTGCGCAATCCACTGAATGGGATGACATCTATAAACATGTTACCCAATTTGGGGAGGATCGCATTGTTGCTGGGGACTACGGGAAATTTGACAAACGGATGCCAGCTAGTGTCATTTTGGCCGCCTTTCAGATAATCAAGAATATTCTTGTGGAAGCCGGCTGGGATGAAAAGAGCATGAAGGTTGTGGGAGGTATTGCTGAAGATACAGCATTTCCTACTATCGATTTCCACGGCGAATTGATTCGTTGTTACGGATCGAATCCATCAGGTCATCCCCTTACGGTCATCATCAACGGCTTGGCGAACAGCTTATATGTTCGCTATTGCTACGCCAAGAATCATCCACGTTTTACTTGTGAAGATTTTAAGTCTAATGTTGCATTGATGACATATGGAGATGACCTGATTATGGGTATATCCAAGAGCATTGATTGGTTTGACCACACTCGCATGCAGCAGACACTCGGAGATATTGATATTGAGTTCACGATGGCTGATAAAACGGCTGAGAGTGTGCCTTTTATTCATATCCGAGATGCCACTTTTCTTCGTAGAAGTTGGCGATTTGAGCCTGAACTGGGAGTTCATGTCTGTCCCTTGGAGCACGCGTCAATTGAGAAGATGCTCACTATGTGTGTCTCATCTAAGACAGTGAGTAAACAGTTGCAGGCTGTAGCAGTTTTGGATACCGCAGTTCAGGAGTACTTCTGGTATGGTCGTGAAGTGTTTGAGGAAAAGCGCGATCTATTTTCCTCATGGATTGAAGAACTCTCTCTGAGAGTTTATATGGATCGAGATTTGCCAACGTGGGAACAGTTGGTGAATAAATTTAAGGAGTGTTCCCGTTTGCGCGTGTAAAGCGCGTTTGGGCTCTGTAGTGCCCAACCCAAAACTACAGATGACTTCGGTCACCTGGTGTTAGGCTTAGCTCGCCTCCACCTTGTAAATTGTGCGTTCAAAAATTATGTGTCTGCACATCGTGGGATGTGCCAAAGTTGCGCTGCAAAACTAGATTTGCAGCAGTGCGTGGTTCACTCAGAACCACATACACATATCGTGTATCAGTCAGGACCCCTATCGTCCGTCTCGTTGCCACCATCGTCTCTAGAATTATCAAGGGATGTGGAATCAAGCGAGGAGGAAAGTGAAGCTGAGCTAGACATTCAAGTTCAAGCAGATTCGGCGGAATTTGTTATGAGCAACTCTGATGTGAGTGATGTGACAGAAGCCACTGTCGCTCAATTTTTGGATGAGACACCAGGTATGTCCTGGAGTCTTGGATCGTCTTCCAGTACCAATCTACAAGACATTCAACCGCACGTTGAACTGGCTAAATTTCTATCCCGACCAGTTTTGATTAATTCATTCACTTGGTCGCAAACTGACTCCTATGTCACCGCCGCAACTTTCAATCCATGGTACCTGTTTTTTAACAGTGCACCCATTAAAAATAAGTTGAACAATTACACGTTCATCAATTGCAAGTTAAAGGTTAAATTTGTAATCAATGCGTCGCCCTTTTATTATGGTGCGCTCCGATTTGCATATTCGCCCTTGCAAGCTCTCAACGGAAACACTATTGTTGCTGATGGAGCAGGTGAACTGATACCTTATTCCCAGAGACCCGGAGTGTGGATTTTCCCTCAAACGTGTTCTGGTGGTGAGATCACTCTACCCTTTTTCTATCATAAGAATTGGTTAGATATCACCTCAGCCACTGACACACAAGATATGGGACTATTTACGCCTTGTCTCTACTCTGCTTTGTCATCAGCTAATGGCATTACTGGCACCTCTGTAGTTGTCAATATATATGCCTGGGCAGAAGATGTTAAGCTACACGCCCCCACCACAAAACTTGCCTTGCAAGGTGATGAATTTGACTATAAACCTTCCCAAATCGCTTCGGCAGTTTCAAGCGCAGCGATGTCGCTCTCGCGGATTCCACTTATTGGACCGTACATGAAGGCGACATCTTCTGTTGCTGGAAGGATGTCTAAAGTGGCTTCGGCTATGGGATTCACTAATGTTCCAAATATGGATACAGTGGCCCCTTTTAAGCCCTATGCCTTTCCCCACAATACCTCGTGTGAAGTGTCTGTGCCGCAGGATAGAACTACGGTCGACCCTAAGAATGAGGTTACTATTGACCCACGAACTGTTGGATTGGATGGTCAAGACGAACTCGAACTAGCATATATTGCAGGGAGAGAGTCTTATATTGGGACTGCCGTAATGACCTCCAGTGATGCCGTAGATAAATTAACTCTGGGTGCTAATGTCACTCCAGCTCTGATTTTCTCCACAAACATTGCTGACACAACCAAACCAATACAGTTTACCCCCATGGGTTACGTTGCTGATATGTTTAAGTATTGGCGCGGGGATATCATTTTCCGTTTCAAGTTCATTTGTTCGCGTTTCCACAAGGGACGCGTGCGTATTACTTGGGACCCGAAAAACAACATCACCACCACGGTGCCTGATTATACAACCGTTTTCAACGAGGTTGTTGATATTGGTGCCGAGCAAGATATTGAGATAAGAGTCCCATATTCGCAAGCTACGACATTTTTGCCAATCTATACTAATAATGGCAATTACACTATGTCTGGTGCTACGATTACTCCCGATGGATATTCCAACGGGATCATCACCATGCGAGTCGTAAATCCTCTTTCTGGTCCTCAAGCGACGTCAAGCATTCCTGTCTTGGTTTTTGCTCGAGCAGCAGATAATATAGAGTTTTGCGTCCCGTATAACAGATTAGCTGCGAATGCAGAGTCTATGGGATCACAATATACGCCTTATGCGTTGCAATCCGGCGAGGTTGAATACCCTATCAACCCGCGACAAGTCATTGTAGGAAATAAACCTACCCAACCCGACCCGAATCGCTACCTAGTGCATTTTGGAGAGTCGATTAAATCTTTTCGACCATTGCTCCATAGAAATATGCGCCAATATCAGATTCAGTCTGCGCCATCTGTCACCACGTCCACATTGAACATGGTTAGGCATAAGACGTCTCGCCGACTTAAATATTTCGGTTACGTGTCAGATGCTTATTGGACAGCAAATAAGACGGTTGGAGTGGGGACTGCGAAATGTAATTTCGTTCGCACGTCTATTCCGCAATTGGTTTCGTTACTGTTTGTCGGTCAACGTGGCTCTATCACTCATACATTCAACATTGATGCTTCTGCAGCTGACTCAACCCAGAGTTGGTCCAATGTATCGTTGAGTAGATATGATGCTACTATCTCACCGACTACGCAATTTATCACTTATGACACTAACGCGTCTACGAGTGCAAATGCGCAATCAGTCGTTGCAATGCAATACCAAACTGACCCTTACAGTGGGGTCGCAATCACCGATCAACGGCTTCAGCCTGCGATCTCTGCCAACTTCCCGTATTATTCGAACTATAATTTCCAGTTCGTTAATCCGGCTTACGCCAATGCGGGAAGTGCTGTCGATGGTACGAATTCTGATAACATCATTCTGACCATGGTTCGAGGCAAATTTATTAATGCTACGAATCCGACAGTTATTAACGCATGGTCCGCGTATGGACCAGACTATAACTTCTTCTTCTTTCTGAACTGCCCTTCCTTGTATGGAATCGCACTTCCGACTGCTCCGTAGAAGTATACACACATGATTAGGAGTACTGACTCACGTTGGTGATTAGGTATATCCTTACAATAAAGTAGAGTGCCGCTCAATGCGGGTTGTATATGCTCTCTTTATCTGCCCCTATCGCTTCCGCGAGATGGGGATCTCTTTCTCTTGTATAAAAGGGAACTTGTGCTGAGGCGCAAGTCAACGATCCGATGCAGTCGGGCCCTTTCCCACCTACGTGGGTTTAAAGCTATTATCATAGATAAGCTTGTTCATTCAACCGCTTTTGCGGGCTAGTTTTTGTAACGAGCTTACGCTCGTGAAATTTTTTTATAGCATGAATTGCAAACTTTTACTGTGTAATGGCATGAGCTGTC